TGAGTGCGGTGATATACCCGCTGCCGTCGCGCGTTGCGCTGGCCGCGAGGAAGAACACGCACGGCCATGTCGTGGCATCCGTGGGCGAGGGCCACTGCATGGGCAGGAAGCTCACGCTGTAGAACTCCCCGAGGTAACATCCGCCGGGGGAGCCCGATCGCACGTAGCCGAGATAGGACTGCGAGCCGCCGAGGGACTCGTAGTTCGGGCTGGCCTGGTAGACGTCCACGTTGACGATCCACAGCCCGCCGCCTGCCGCCACTCCCATGAAGCTGTGCGTGATGCCGCCGGTGTTGTACCCGAGGTACTGGTTGTTCCCGCCTCCAAGGTAGGTCTGGAAGGTTCCCAGCATGAAGGGCGCGGGGTCCACGGCGGGGTCGTTGGCGAATACGTGCAGGCCGTAGCCGCCGGCTCCGAGGCCTGCGCGGTCCAATGCCTCCTGCAGGGTGTCCGCCGTGCTCTTCTTGCCGCGGCCGTACTTGGCCATGGCGAGGTTCTCCCTGCGCTGCGCCTCGGTGAGCTGCGAGTTGGGCATGACCCCGTAGTCGCGCTCCAGCTCCTCAAGGTAGGGCGTCCTTCGGGGATCGCGGAGGTAGGCCAGGGAGCCCATGTCGTCGTGGACCTGTTGCCAGATGTCGGAGATGCCGTCAAGGAAGTGATCGAGGTCCTCGCCTGAGGCGGGGCGCCAGATCGAGCCCTCGGGCCACACGGCGTCGAGGAACGCGCGCATGAGGGTGGCGCTAGGCATAGGCGACGGCCCCCAACTTCGCCTTCCCGCCCTGCTCAGGAGTGTAGGTGGAGGTGAAGGACCCCACGGCCAGACCGAAGCCGACGCTCATGGCCGAAGCCCCATAGGCGGTGAGCACGGCCTGCACGATCTTCGATACCGTCAGGTTGGTGACGCTGTCGTTTCGGCCGAATGCGGGGTCGCAGCCGGTGACGAATGGCGTGATGATGAGGAAGTAGACGGCCAGCGCGTCCTGGATGGCTGCCTGGCACTGCGCCGTCTGGCCCGAGGGAACGTTGAGGCCGGTGATCTGCACGTAGATGGGTGTGCGCGTGATCGCCTGGATGTAGAGAGTTCCGTCGGTGAGCCCGAGGTCCTGCCGCGCGAGGCCCGTGGCGGGGTCAGTGGTGATGGCCGCGCGGACCTGCGTGAGGAGGCCGGCGGGTGCCACGCCGTCGCTCTGGATGCTGGTGTCGCACTCCACGTACACCGTGCGCATTACGGGTGAGGAGTACGCGGGTCCCAGGGGATGCCCGGCGTAGGGATATGCGCGAACGACTCCCGCCACCCCCTGTGCCCAGAGGCGATAGCTTGCGGGGTTCGCGCCCGTGGGTGTCGTCTGCTGCGCGTCGAGTGTGCGCACGCGGTAGTTCTCGTCGTCCTCCACGTCGGCCGCGGTGACCGTCGTGCTTGCGACCACGGGAGTCCCGGAGGCGCCGGGGATGGCGGACTGCAACGCGAGGGTGGCGCCGTTGGAGAGGTTCCCCTCCACGCCCGAGGCAAGCGCCTGAAGCGTGAGGGTGACGGTGCCGGATGCGATGGTCCCCCCGACGATGCACGTGTACAGGCGTCCCGTGGCGGTGGCTACGAGGAGATCACCAATGGAGAACACGGTACCGTCGGTACCCGTATCCGTGACCGTTCCCTGCCAGGCGGTGGCGGGGTGGCGGATGACGCCCAGTTCCTTGCCCTGCGCGTCGAGGTCATCTCCCTTGGCGGTGTAGGCGTAGGCGGCCAGCGTGCGATCCACAGCGTACTTGTACAGCGAGGTGAAGGCGAGCCCGGAGTCACCCGCGATGACGTTGTTGTAGGCGCGATCGGCGGCGGGTGTCGTCTGATTCAGACGCGCCTCGAGCTTGGCGAGGAACTGCTCCGTGATCTCCTGTGTGCTCTGCACGGCTACGCTCATGAGGTCCTCCCGTGGGCGGGGTCATCGGCCTGGGCCTTCCAGAGCATCCCGCGGCGGTCGAGTGTGAGAGTGCGGCCCCCGAGGGTGATCACGACGGCGAGCCAGTTCGCCCTCGGGTTGGTGACCGTGACCTTCACGCTGGGGAAGTAGTCGCTTCGCAGCGCGCGCTCCGCGGCGTTGGCGATGTCGGCAAGCCCGCTGAGGGTGATGGGGCGCGCGCATGCCGCCTCGAAGTCGCTGCCGATGCTCTTCTCCGGCGAGAGGAGCAGGTTGCCACACCATCGGCGCGTGAAGAGCGAGATGAGGACATGGTTCTCCAGGCCCGCGTCCATCACGGGTTGCCCGTCGAGGTACGTGAGGGTTGCGCCGGCTGGGGAGAGGGTGAGTCGGGGATCGCCGGAGTAGCGGTCAGCCTGCACGGCGTGCCCTCCGATATGGACGAATGCGAAGGACCGCTACTACTGCTTCGATGGGCAATTCAAACTCGCGCGCAAGTCGCTTCGCGGTGGCATGGCCATGGCTGGCATCGTGTTGATAGGTGAGCGCATCCCATATACGGTGGCGCTTGTCTTTGTGCCCGCAGAACGCGCATGGTCCGGCAGGAGGAAAGTATCTGTCGAGAGCCGCGCCGGGTTGCCTCATTCCGTGGTATCCAGTAGCGCGTCCAGCGCCGTGGTGACGTTGACGACCGAGGTAAAGAGCGGCTGCATGAGCGCGACGAGAGCCGCGGCGAGGGCTGCCGACGAGGACCCCCCCGCGGTGATCGCACCCTGGGCTGCCGCCCCGCTTGAGGTGTTCAGGGCCTGCAGGAGGTTGTCCAGTTGCGTCCTGAGGTTTTGCGTTGCGTTGCCGATGTACCACTTTCCGTTCTGCTTTGCCTTCATGCGCCCGAGCTTGTTGCCACTGCCGTCGCTGCCGTAGAGCAGCTTCTCACCCCTGTTGAGGTTGTGATCGGGGGGGACGTCGTCACGGGAGGCGACGATGAGGAGCCAGTCCCCTGCCTCCAATAGGGCGACGACACTGCCGTCCGGGGGGGAGAAGTCCTCGCCCGCCAGGGGTACGAGCTGCGCGGTCTTCAGGAGCGGCCCGACCTTGACCTGGTAGAGCCGAGCCTTGCCTTGCTTGCTGTTCTTCGGCGCTCCGACTCCAAGGAGTGTGGGCTGTCCCTGCGCGTCGGTGAGTGCAAGACCTTTGATCACTCCAATGCGGATGCGGCCCTCCAGCGTCTGCATTACTGCCACCTCCCCGCCCAGGGTTCCTTGGGGACCTGCCCCGTGAAGACCTCGGGCGGTACGAGGTAGAGTGTGCCGGTCTGCCCCTCTGCCGTGTGCTCGTAGTCGATCTGGCGGACGAGGAATCGCGTGGGATCATAGATATCCAGCGACGGCGCCTTGGCCACCACGAAGTCGTTCGGGTTCCAGAGGGCACCGTCCGGAGTGTAGAAGCCGATGACGGGAAAGGGGATGGTCATGGCCTTCACGAGCTTCTGGCTGCGGTGCCACGCTGCCACCACCCCGGCATCCCCCATCGTGTTGTCGGTGACGATGATGTTCTGGCGGCGGCCCGCTGGCGCCTTGGCGTCGGAGGAAAGCCCCTCGATGGTGTCGATCTGGTCCGCCTCGGGGTCCCCTGACTGCCCGTAGACGGCGTACGACCCGAAGCGCTCACGGCCGTTCCACTCCGCCTCCCATCCCTCGCTGTTGGCACTTCCGCGTGGGACGTTGGCCAAGTAGGCACGGATGTCCTCCTCGCCGAGGGTGGCCACGGGCGCGCCTGACTTCGCGCCCATCGTGATGAGGAGCTGGCCGTAGCGGTCATTGGTGACCAGTGCCCCGCGCTGGAAGGCGAGCTTGGTGAGGAGGTCCGCGCCGGTCTGCGTTTCTACCATCTGCACGATGTCGAAGGGCGCGAGGACCTGGCGCAGGTTGGAGGCGTTCTCCGGCTGGTAGAGCAGGCGCGAGATCCCCGGGGTGATGCCGTGCTGGGAGCAGACCGTGCGCGCCACATCGTAGAGCGGAGCCAGTGCCCACTGGCCCTTATTGCAGACCTCGGGGTCCATGTGGGAGTCCACGAGCTCCGCGGTGAAGCTGGCGCATTCCAGGGTCTTCGTCAGGCCGTCCTTGGTGACGCGCGTTCGCGGAGTGTAGAGGATGCCGGTGTTCACCTGGCGCTGCCCGATGTAGACCTGGGCGTGGCAGTAGCTGTAGGGGGCGATGCGGTCATCCAACGCCTTGTCGCGGCGGGGGACCCACGCTATCTCCACGCTCCAGCGGTCCGCCACGGTGTCGATGCTTCGACTGATGCGCGCGCTCAGGATCGGTATCTCGCGGCCCTCCACGACGAAGGTGACCTCTTCCCGTTTCTTCGCGCGGAAGCTCGCGGCCTGCGCTCGTGCCTGCGCGGCGGCGAGGCTGTTCGTGAAGGCAGCCTGTCCCTGGGTCATCGCCTCGTTGAGGTCGCTCATGCCACGAGGCCCTCAAAGATCACTACCTCGCTCCCGGCGGGGAGTGAGATCACGTCGTCGCCCGTGAGCCCGTTGGTGCGGATGAACATGTCGTAGACGGCGTCGATCTGGGAGGCGTCACTGACCCCGTACTCCGTGATGGCCACCTCGATGGAGGCGCGCGGGCGCTCCAGTGTGAAGCGGCGCGCGACGGCCAGGTCCCAGAGCACTCCCATGAGGTAGGCGGAGATCAGGGCCTCCAGGCGCGAGAGGGAGGCGGTGGTCTGTGCCATGCTCACGTAGGCGCCGTCAGTATCGCTCTGCACGGAGTCCAGGGCGTCGCGGACTGCGGTGAACAGCGCCAGGAGGTCCAGCAGCGCCTTCAGTGCCTGGTCGCGAGTGTCGGGGACTGAGGAAGATACGGCCATCGCGGCGCCCGTGAGAGCTGCGCTGAGAAAGAGTTCGGATGTGGCTACGGCTGCCAGGGAGTCCGGGGTGATGATGGAGATCATGAAATCCGCGAAGCTCGTGTAGCCGGACACGAACGCGTCGATCCGCGCCTCGCAGAGGGCCGGCAGTTGGAGCAGCTCCTGGACCTGTGATGCGATAGCCGCAAGGTCGAGGGGGCCGGACAGGAGTCCCTGCAGCTTCTGGATTCCTGCGTTGAACTGCGCCTGCACGTCCTGGGCCTTGGAGACGATTGCGGCAAGCGGGGATGTCTGGAGTCGTGCCACGGCCTGCGTGCCCGTGGAGAGCACGGCAGCCCCCGCCTCGGGGTCGGTGAGGTCAACGGCGTCGGAGAATTGCTGCGAGGATGCCGCGTTGAGGGCAGCGACCTCGGCGAGCAGCCGCTGGCCAAGGGCGGCCGCGCTCTCCTGCGTCTCGGGAGGGAGGGGCTCGATCCAGGGGCCGCTGACGGTGGTGATGTTGCCGCTGTCTGAGGGCTTGGCCCCGAGGGTGAAGGGTCCGATGGGCTGGAGGGTGAAGCTGCCGTAGACGGGATGCACGACGGTCCATACCCCGCGCTGGGCCAGGGTGCGGCAGAAGGTGAAGGCGGTGACATCGTTGTCCTCGCCTTCGAAGTCAAGCGTGAGTGGAAAGCTCACGCCCTTCATTCCCATGTCCTGGACGAGGGTGCCGTCTACCAGGGGTACGTCGTACTGCGCCACGCGCTTGGCGAACTCGATGTCGTCGCCCTTCCACTTGGCGCGGAACTCCGTGCCCAGCGGAGAGGTGAGTGAGATCTCTGCGCGAAGGCGGTCCTGCCAGCTCAATGCGCGCCTCCCGCGGCGTACTGCATGCCCTCGGCTCCGGTGAGCTGAGGTGCCACGCGCACGTTGGATTTCACTCCTGGGGCTGCCGTATTGTCGACGTTCACCTGGTTGATGAACCGCATGGCGCCCACGCCCTTGTTCGGGGCCTGCGAGTTGTTCCAGTAGCCCTGGTTGGCGTTCTGGCTGCTGATGCCCAGCTTGTCCGTGGCGCCCTTCAGCCACGGGGGAATGAAGTTTTGGAAGCTCTGCCAGCCGCGACCGCTCAGGATGTCGACGAGGGTGCGCACGGCTTCCACCACGAGCCAGATAGGGGAGGCGAGGAAGAAGATGGCGTTGCGGAGCAACAGCGATTTGTTGTACAGGCGGTCAAACCAGTTCCATGCCGCGTTCAGCGCGCCCGTGATCTCCTTCCAATAGTGGATGACCATGATGACGGCGACGACCAGCGCTTCCACCGCGATGATCACCGCGCCGATCGGGTTGGCGGAAAGGGCGACGTTCAGCGCGATCTGCGCTGCGGTCCACCCGACATAGACCAGTGCCAGGAAGGGCCAGTTCTTGACCAGCCAGCCGACGACGCGCACGCCGGCCTCGAGGTAGGGAACGGCGGCCCGGATCCCGTTGCCGAAGTTCTTGATGAACTCCTCCACGCGCTGCGCGACGAGCTCCTTGTTCGCCTCCACCCAGATGCGAAGCTTGTCAAGGAACGGGTTTGCCGCCTTGATGAGCGTTCCGAGGATCGATGATTTCAGGCCGTCCATGGTGAGGCGAACGCGCTTCAGGTTGTCGTCGAAGGCGGATGCGGATGCGATCGTGCTGTCGGGAATTACGTTGTTCGCGGCGGCCATGAGCTTCTGCATGCCCGCGCGGCCCAGTGCGAGCATGGGGATCATGTCCTGCCCGGCCTTGCCGAAGGCGGCGACGGCCATGCGGGCGCGGACCTGCGGGTCCTTCGTTTTCTGGAAGGCGTCGGCAAGGAGGAACATCGCCTCGGTCGTGTCGTGGGTGCCCCGGATCATCTTGCCAAGCCCTGGCGGCCCGAACTTCACGATATCCATCAGGGTGCCCTTGCCCACGGAGAGGTCAGCCATGTTGCGATTGAGCTTCTGCATCGCCCCCTGCAGGCCCTCGACGTTGGTGTCCGTCATCTTCGCGGCATACCCCAAGCGCTGCCAGTTCTCCGCCGTGGTCCCAATGATGCCGGCCGTGCGGCCGATCATCTGCGCGCGATCGGCGAACTCGGGGACGCTTTTCACCATGTTCACCATCCCGCGACCGATGCTCTGGATTCCGCGGGATACGAGGTTGCCGATGGCCACCTGGCCGGCTATGGAGTGGAACGCCTTGCTCACAAGGCCCAGCCCGGGGATTGCGGACTTCGCGAACGCAGAGACGCCGGAACGCATCGCGTGCATGGTGGAGAGAAACTTGCTCGCGTTTGCCCCGAAATTGGCGCTGACCGCGAAGTCAACCATTTGCAGTCCTTAGAGACTGTTCTCTTTCATGAGGACATTTTCCATCTCCGCCCTGCTTTCCCTTTGCATGGTTACAATTCATGCAAAGAGTTTGGAAGCCTTGAGGATAGTTGTGATGAACTAACCAATAATAAATATTGGTTTTGATTGCTTTCCTGTGCGCCATTCCTCCGCCATTAATGTGATCTACTCCAAGGAATTCAAGATGATCCTCTCCG